ATGAATATCTTTTTTAACATCTGATTTAGATAAAAGCTGTAAATATTTGTTCGATACTTCACAATATTTGCTATAATACAAAATACAACTCATCTTAATATATACTTAGTTAATTGAAAATTATATTTAACTCATTTAAAAAAAAAATGAATTAAATTATTAATTTAAATATAAATGTATATTAAATACAATGCAGGCAAACCCAAGAATGTCAAATGAATTTAACATTAATCCCCGTGTCGATATCATATCTAAAATCGACAATGATGAGTTAAAATTTAGTTTAAGCGGTGTCAATGTTAGTATTGCTAACGCCTTAAGAAGAATTATTTTATCAGAAATTCCAATTGTAGTATTTAGAGTTTCACCGAGTGATAAAAATAAATGTACTATTATTGCGAATACTTGTGGTTTAAACAATGAAATTGTAAAACATCGATTAAGTTGTATTCCAATTCATATCAAGGATGTAGAAGAATTCCCGCTTAAAAATTATATATTGGAACTACATGTCCAGAATAATACAGATACGACTATTTATGTTACAACTAAAGATTTTATAATTAAGGATCTAATTTCTGGCAAACCTTTACCTGAAAATAAAATTCGTGAAATATTTCCTGCTGATGATTTGACAGGTGATTACATTGATTTCGTGAGATTGAAGGCAAAACCAGCTGAAGAAATTCAAGGCAAAATGATTCATTTAACATGTGAATTTGATATTGGAACAGCAAAGGAAGACTCTGCTTATAATGTAGTATCTACATGTTCGTATGGTAACACAATTGATGACTCGGCACAAGAAGCAAAATTAGCGCAATTAAAACAAAAATGGAAAGATGAAGGTAAGAAAGAAGCAGAAATTGAATTTGAATCTACAAACTGGAAGCTTTTGGAAGGGAAACGCATTTTCAAGAAAGATAGTTTTGATTTTGTGATTCAAACTATTGGAATTTATACGAATGCGGAGTTACTTATTTTAGCATGTAAAGTTATGATTGACAAATTACAAAATTTGAATTCAAATATCGAAAAAGATGAAGTTGAAATTAAGATAGCGGAATCAACCATCCCAAATTGTTACGATATTAAACTTGAGAATGAAGATTATACAATTGGAAAAGTGATTGAATATTTTATGCTTTCTTCATTTTATGAAAAAGGTGTTTTAACTTATTGTGGTTTTAAAATGCTACATCCACACGATACATACAGTTTAATTCGTTTGGCATATAAGGAGCCAGTGGTAATTGACAGTGTTAAGAATGATTTGAGAACTTGTATTGAATATTCAATTGATACATTTACAAAAATAAGAAAAGAATTCTTGAAATTGGTTCCGCGTTAGAATAGAACATTCGTATAAAATTTACAAATAATTATTGAAAATTTTATATATTATATTATATACTTTTATAAATTTATAAATTTAGTTAGAATTTTCAGCAACAATCGTATCAACATTTCTCTTTCTCATCTGGAAATTCAAACTATACATTAATAATGATGGATGTAATTCATTGACATACTTTTGGACGATTGTATTATTAATAAATAATTTTTTCTCTCTAAGGTCGTTCATATAGATTTGGTGAATATTAAACATATGAGTTCTGTATTGCTCTGAAAATTCAATTAGAGGTCTCTCTTTTTTGATATAACATGAAATATAATTGGAATATAAAGTGTTTGTGAATAGATGTACTTGGTCTCTAAAACTAGAGAATTCGGACTTATTTTCAGGATAAAACTTCAAAAAATCCTTCACTTTACCTTCTTTTCTAAGACACAAATATTGATATTGTAGCTTGGGTTGATTGCCTCTTAAATTTCGAACTTGTTCGTATACAGGATTTCTAATCTTCGTTCTTTCACCAGTTTCCTTATTATGAATCATAACACCAACAATATCATAGGATGTATTCATGGACCCATATTTCTCGATCAAATCAGAATATTTATTAAATTCATAGATTTCTGGGAATTTTACAAGTGTTCCCAATTCACTGAAAAAAGATTGATATTCATGTGCGTCAAAACAATCGACCGTATTATCTTTATTAATCTTGTAAACACCTACTAAATATAATTGCGCCTTAGAAAATGGGACAACAATTCTATTTCCTGGATGTTGAAGAACAAAACTATAACACAAATCAGTTTCCAATATATTTATATTTAATCTACATTCATCGGCAGCTTCCATAAACATTTGGCGAAATGTTTTCGATGTAGGTGATTTAAAAAAACTGGATGTTGCGCCAACTGTATTACGAGTAGAAATTTCCCAGCTACCCGTAACTCCTATAGATGGGTCAAAAAATACATTAATCATCGTACCTTCCACAAATTCCTCCGCCTGAAGAGAAACACCATTTGTATTTTCAGGATATTTCTTTATAAATACATCCGCATGTAACGATTTTGGAGGCGCGAATCCAACAACTTGACTATGTGAATTTAAAATAATAGAACGACATAATCCGTATGTTGGTATAAGGTCTACACATAAAAAGTTCTTATCATATCTGATAACTTTATAAACAGAGTTATTTGTTCTGCATTCAATTTTGTTAAGTTTTAGTATATTTGGAGTGGATGTATTATTGTAATCTGTTTTAAGTAGATTATTGAAGTCAGGAATCTCAGACAGATTGTATTTCATATTGCTGTTATATTTTATTATAAAATTGTCTTTAAACTATAATTAATATTGATTATTACTTAAGTATAAAAATATCTAATATAATTATAGAGCAATGTCTTTAGAACCTCAAAAAGAAGATATAGAATTAGAACTTCAACTGGGAGATATAATTCAAATTACGAATCCAGTGAATGAAAACCTAAACGACCAAACATTTATAATTGATTATATTGATAAATCAAAAGCTTATTTAATCAACACTGATACATTAGATAGAATAAAATTAAAAATATCGGAAGACGGTATTTTAGGTGATGGGAATATAACAAAGATTGAAATACTTAGTAGACCAGATAGTCCAAGTTATGCTAGACAAAATAAATTATTACCAGGCAAATGGATTAATATTTATTTTGGTGGAGATATTCCTGTTATAATTACTGGAGAGATAACAAATTTAGAAGAAGATATGATTGAAATCAGAACATCTGATAGAGACATCATATACATTAATTTTGATTATAAAGGAATACCTGAAAATTTACCAATTGAAAATATAGAAATTAGAGAGAAACCGGTTGAGAAGAAACAAATTATTCCGGAGGAAATGGAAGAAGCTCAGGAATTAGAAGAAGAAGAAGGTGATTTATTTATTCCTGAACTTGAAGAAGAAAAGACAATGGTTGCTGCCGAGAAAATAGAAGTGGTTGTTCCAACAAAAGATATTAAAGATCAGTTGAGAGAGATTATTATAAAAGCAGACCAAATTGTTTTCGGAGACGAAGAGTTAGGTCCGATTATGCAGTTTGTCGATGTAGCATCCAAATCGCAAAGATTTAGTATTGAACGACAAGTAAGTGATTTATTAGATGATCTTCTCTCTACAGTTCCAAATTCACAAAGAACACCAAGAGTGTTAAATAATATACATACAATGATAGAGAGATTTAAACAATTAAGAACCGCATTTTCAGAATTCGACAAATATGGCAATGTTGAATCCATGCTGGTATATAGTGCTAGTCATAAACCACTTAAAAATTGGCTTCATAGTTTTAACACAAATTTATATTGGATTTTACCAATTGTTAAAAATATCAAAAAAGTTTATGACGTTAATAATATTGAAGATGAAAATAATGACATATTAAGCTTAAATTTATCAGTAGATTTGAGAGATATGAATGAATTATTAGAAAAATATAGATCCAATACTTTACCAGCAGAAAGCAATAAATATACCGCATTATATTCTGAACTAGCACCATATTTTAGACCTTTTAAATTAGTGGATGATGAAAATACATCTGGTATAATTATTGAAAAAGAGGTAAACGCAAATATTAATGTAGCTATTGATAATTTAGAAGACCTATATTCGTCTGTATTCAGTAATAATATGATAAGAAACAGACGATTTGTCATATCAAAATATAACCTTGGCGAGACAAAATTAGACATGACAGATACTACCGCGGCAAAAATGAATACAATCAGAGTGAAAATTACAGATAATGATACAATGAGTTTAAAATCCATTATGACTCTTCCAGAACCGACCATTCGTTTTTCAAAGATAAATTTACCTGGAACAGATATTTTAACACGAGCAACTTTGAATGAAACATTTTTAAATTATTGGGAATTACTAAAGAAAAAATCAAATGTCAGCTATATATTTGTGGATTCATTGAATAATGAATTAGAATTCGACGAAAATGAATTTGTAAGTGGAATTAGAAATTATGTAATTAATATTCCTGAAGAAGAAACGAAAGGTATGACTAGATATGATTTATATAAAAACTATGTGTCAACTATAGTCCCAAAGACAAGAATGTTGTTTAATTTAATGAAAAAATATATTACAGGCAAATTATCTATCATAGATGTTGTAGGATATTTAGAACCATTTTTGATATATACAGATGATTTAACATTTAATCAATATAAAGAAATTGTTGAGTTTATTGATAGCAAAATTTCAGAATACAATAAAAATATGATTGAATATTCTAGAATATTTAAAACATTAGCAACCATAAGACAAAATCCTATTTTTCCTGCAAAAGCGTTTACTATTATTGAGATAATAGATAGAAATTTGAGAGGAGAAGTATTTGAAACTGGTTATGGATTCGAGGAACCAGAAAATACATTTACAAACTCGGAAATTCTACGCAAGATAACATTAAAAGATTATTCAAGATTATACACATCTACATTAGCCTTGGAAAATTTAAAATTAATGTTTCCAACCGATGTAAGTGAAATATTTAATGCAGAAAAGAAAAATAATGAGAAAAATTTGAAAAATGAGGAAAAGGAAGACAAATGTGATACCATGGTGATAGCCAAAATGTATACTTCATTAGAACAATTGGAAAATGATAATGATAAACCTATTTATTTTGACAAAAAATATGATAAAACGAATTATGGAGTAATGGAAGAATCCAAAGGCGGGTATGCCGAACAGGTAATTTATATGACACCAGAAAAACTGAAAGAACATATTACCCAAGATCAAATGAAAAAAAATAATTTGTCTGAAATGGACGCGAGTTATCTTGCTGAAACATTGATCGATGGAATCAAAAAAGTAATTGACGGGCAATATGCTATTTTATATAAAGGATATTCAGAAAATATTCAAGATGAATCAGACTATTATGTGAGAAAAAATAATAAATGGGTTCTTGATAATGAAGTGTCGAAAAGGTCAGGAATAACGGATGAAGCATCTATTATATGCGACTTACAAGAGAAATGTATTAGTGTACCAACTAGTACAGGTGATAAATGTGAAAGCATGGAAGTAAGCGAATTAAGTTTACAGAATGAACTTCTTAAAAATATAATTAGTGAATTTGATTCAAAATACAAAGTTTCAAAAGAACAATTTGAAAAGGACATTAGAGAGAAGTTTGAATATTTTATCTCTATTATGCCAGTGATAAGTAAAATTGAAACAAACACATTATTAAAATACAACAATCAAAAATATAACATGGGACTTAAACTTGAAGACGAATCTAAGGGTACAATTGTGTCGCCTTTTGCCGAGTTGTTAAACATTATTTTAGGTCAGAAAGATTTTGTCAAAAAACAACGAGATATTATCATATTCGCTAACAAATTTACTAGACCAGGGTTGCCTGGATTATCGTCGTCCGGACAACCTGAAACCGAACACTGGCTATATTGTATTAAGACCAATGTGCCTTTACTTCCAACATTTAAAAAAGAATTGGCGGCTGCGTTCGTTAGTTCTGAATATTTGTACCAAGTAGTACTAGAGAAAATTAAGGCAAAAAATGGTACGCTTAGTGATGATGGTGATTGGTGGACCGATAAATATACTGGTTGGCCTATTTGTCCAGGGGATTTTGATACAGAAGAGGGTTATGAAGAAGGATTTAAGGTAACATCGCGAGCTGTTATGGAAGAAGATGCTGGAAGTAAAATAATGTCGGCATCATCTGAGAAAACGGTCAAATATATAACTCCTGAAACAATTATGATTAACAATATTGTAAATGCTCTCTCGGTTGCTATGGGTATTAATATCGAAACACAGAAAGAGTTTATCATTAATTGCGTTATTGAAACAATTAAAACTACTATCGAAAATGAAGGTGATTATAAAGAAAAACTCAAACTAGCAGCACAAAAAGGGAAGAGTATACCGCCTTATAGAGATTATTTTAACAATTCTCTCCTTTTTTTTACATTAGGAATGTATTTAATCGCAGTTCAAACCATAATTCCATCCGTTAGAACAAGAAAAACACATCCTGGTTGTGTGCGTTCATTTACAGGATATCCGTATGATGGAAATGGCGATTTAAGCAGTTTAGCTTATTTGGCGTGTATTACTTATGATATTAGAGAGTCAGGAGAACCATGGAATGTATTGAAGAAAAATAATACTGAAAAGATACAGAATAAAATAAAAATGGCTATAGATGATTTTCTTATTCAGTTACCAGAAGTACAAAGAAAATTCTCAGAAAAAACACAATATTTATTAACAAATCCTTCCACATCAATACCTGAAGAACATGATATCTCACAATGGTCGGATTTTCTTCCACCACTAGTTCCATTTAAAATTAAACATTTAGCAACTATTTCAGGAGAGTTCAAGAAGGCTTTAACAAATGAATTGAGAAATGGAATACATAATCAGAGAGAAAAAATTCTTGTTATCGAATCTAAAATTATTCAATTCTCTCTGGCTATTCAGGAAAAGATACAGGAAATTGTAAAAAATCACAAGGTTCTTCTTCATACAGCTAACAATGATCCCTATCTTGAAAATGCTTGTTGTGATAGCAGAGTAAATGAAAGTACTAATCATTATTTTACTAGTCGCAGTCAGGATATTACATTATTCAATGATATTGTCAAAAATCTATCCAATATGCTATATGATATTAGGTCTTATTCAGAGGCTGTTATTTTATATAGTAATATAAATACAAAGAATGTATACCCGCCAATATCAAATATATTTAATGAGAAATCAATCTATTTGGCATTCATTTTCTATTGTAAATTCAAATCATTAATTCCTATACCAACTGATTTCATTCCTTTATGTACGGATAAACCTGACCCAGGTTTGTTAGATCCATCAGATACAATTGATAGAATGATACAAAAACTCAAAGAAGATGGAAGAAATTATACAAATCAACAATTCTTGAGACTTATACAATTAGTAAGCAGAGAGAATATAATTAATATCGAACTAGATAACCCAGTTATATCATGCATAGCTAAATTGTCTAGTCTATTAGATGCTATTTATGATGAAAATAATGAAGATGAAATAATTGAGCTATCATTGAGGGATTTAATTAAAAACGCAATTGATACATTTGATATTGCGACGGAAACCAACCCAAAACCAGTGAAGGATTTGAACGATTTTTTGATTCGTGCGAATGAGGAAATGAGAAATGAGTTAGTCAATTTCGTTCAAAGGAATAGTGGTTCAAATGTTACACGCAGTTCAATTAAAAAATTCAATGAAACAATATCTAATTTATCTACATGGATGTGTGATACTTCAAACAGAAATGAAAACATTAAGATTTCAAATGATAACATGTATAATGTGACAAATTTTTACAAAACATATATAGATAACTTCGTAAACATATTTCCAAATATTATATTGAATAAGGTAAACTTTGATAACACTCATATACCGAACTATTATGGATTTTCACAGAATCATGCAAACAAACTTAAAAAATATATAGGGGATTATTTTGAGAAATTAAAACCATTTTATGGTATACCGACTTTATTAAATATTTTAACTACTATTAAGAAGATTGGTAAAAACATGGTAAGTTTGGCTAATTCGACTCCTTGTTTTACAAGTATTAAAAATAATGATAAGATTTTAAAAGGTGTTATTGACGAAAGAACTAGTAGATTTTTATTCGAATATTATCTTCTTCGTATATTAATAACTTATATATATTTGGCTGATGAGACAGACATGATTGTTACTGAAGTGAAAAAGGTGGTGGAAGTTACAGACGTGTTTTCTGTTGATTATATTGAAGAATCTGAAACAAGAATTGATTTAGGTATGTCATCAGTAGACCAAACCGATATTAGAGTTATGACTGGAAATAAAAGGGTTCTAAAACAGAAAACCACTGAACTATTAATTGCTTTTATGGATATATTTAGAAATGAAAAAGAAACGATTGATACAACTTATGAAGAAATACAAGACAGAGTTTTCAAATTGAGAGAAAGAGAAAAAGATATGGTAACAGATAGATTAAAAGCAATGACAGATGAAGAAAGAGACGCAGACACTCTAATGAAAATTACCAAACAAGGTTTATATAGTAAAGGGTTACAAAAAGGGTTGACTGTTTTGGATAAAGATTTTTACGACCAAGAACAAGAATTGAGGGATGAAATGGAAAAAGCAGAGAGAAAAATCAAAAGAAAAAACAAAGATGCGGCTGATGAAAATATTGATATTTTAGTAGATGAATATTTAGAACAACAACAGGTGGTTGCTGATATAGATGCGGATGCTTATGATTTAGAATATTTAGGCGAAGATTATTATGATGGTAATTATACGGGAATGGATGCTCCAGAATATGAAACTTATGGAGATGAAGAATAAAAATTAAAAATTAAAAATGATTCTTTAGATAAATTATAATTATAATTATTAAAAATAGTTTTATAATTATATATTAGATGTATAAAACATATATTAGACAAAATATCACATTAGTAGCTGTTATTTTATTTGTTATAATTTTTGGAATCATTCAAATGTCAAAACCCGCCTGCTTTTATAACAGAAATGGAAGTATTCGAGAATTCGGGGTAGGTTATAAAAATAAGACTATATTACCTATCTGGCTTTTTTCACTTTTACTAGGAATCCTATGCTATTTAGCTGTCTTATATTATGTAAATGTATTTAAAAATTTTTAAGGGTGTAACAAAATTAATATATTATATATATATATTATATGTCAGATTTGTCTAACAATGAAACTCAAAAAGCAATACCAACATTGATAATAACTGCTGGATCAACAGGGTCTGGTAAAACAAAATTGATTGATAAAACAACAAACTATATTGGTAAAGAACCTGGTATATTTAAACAAATATTAATAGATGATATAGTAGAAAATAATCCTTATTATAAAGCGGAAGTATTAAACATCATTAATAAAGTATGCCCCCCTACTTCGGGAATAGAAGAACGGAAGGCATGTTTAACAGAAAAATTTAATACGCCAACAACAGAATTGTTTGACAAATTTAAAAAGGCATATTTTGCCACAAGAACAGGGGAAAACTGCGTAAACCCCGATAAACCCGATAAACCAAGTGGATCTGGTGAACAAGATGAAATAAAACCCGATGGAGATAACAAAATGATATGTAATCAACTAAATGATACACTATTAAAGAAGTCGTTTGAAAAAAATGAGAATATAGTGCTTGAAACTACAGGACAATATATTCCATCATGGGTTCTTACCAACACAGAAGAAGAAAAATGGGTTCCTGGTAATTATGAAGTTGTATTTTCTTACTCTTTAGTGAATGTAAACAATTTAATAAAAAGAAATAAATCACGCGCATTAACATCTGTATTAAAATTTTTAGAAGATCAAACAAACCCAGCACCAAGATTGCCTGATGTGTCAAAAGAAGCTATTGAAACAAATGTAAAAAAAATGATAGATAATTTAATTACATTATATGAGGTTTGTATTAATAATACAGATACAAATACAGATACATGTGGTAACAAAAAAATAGATCAATTATTAATATTTGATAATAATGATAATAATGATGAAATGAAATTAATTTTTGATAGCAAGGCGAACAAAGTTGATACTAACGAATTTATAAAAATAGTTAATACCGCATTAGTTGTACCAAATAGCACAAGTAGCGTTGGTGGATACGATCAACGAAGTGACCGTGATATGTTCTGGTATCGTGTTGATAAAAGAAAAGCAACAGCAAAAAAAAGAAAAGCAACAGCAAAAAAAAGAAAAATAACAGCAAAAAAAAGAAAAATAACAGCAAAAAAAAGAAAAACCAAAAGGAGAAAATATTAAAAAGATAAAAAAGAAATTATCATTACACCAATGAAGAGTTAAATCTGTGTGTTTTGTCTACCTCTTGGCGCATCAATACGCAAGCAACGATTCACTTGTATTTAATGCGGCTTTGTCTCATTTTTCTTTCCGGTCGGTGTAATCTAATAAAACATTTCTTCATATTGTGCGTATTCATTTTCAGCTGCTTCGCCAAATAATTCCTTTTCTCTCTGTTTTTTTGCTTTATATTCTTTTGTCAATTTGGAAGACTCCTTTTGCTTTTGTTCGTTCGCTTCTTTTTTACTGAACCCTTTTGCTTTTGGTGCTTTTTTTTCAGTCAATGTTGGTACAGTAGTTGTACTTTCGTATTTGTTAACTTCTTGGTAGGCTAAATCATTTTCAAATAAATGTTTGGTTAAAGCATTATCTGATTCTTCTACTAATTTTCTCTCTTCTAGACGTCTTAATTGTTCTTCATTTGGAAGACAACAATTATCATCATCATCCCAATCTTCCCAATCGTCCATTATTATATAATATGTATATACTAATAAATATTTATATGTAAATCAATTTTATATTATAAATAAATCATATATATAAATATATATTATATATTATAGTATGCAAGGATTATATGAGATCTATGTTGCTGATTGTTTTGACGTGACATGTATAAAAAATGACTGTACTATTACACCTTATTTACGAACAGGAAAACTATGGGGAGACAATATGGAAAAATTTGTAAAAGAATTATATGAACCAGATACTAATATGATTGATATAGGTGCTCATATTGGAACATTCTCTCTAATAATGAGTAAATATTTGTCGAATAACTGTAAAATATACTCATTTGAACCAGTATTTTATGATATTTTAGTAAAAAATATAAATGATAATAATCTTGATAAAAATATAATTGTATTTAATAAAGGATTATCAAATAAAAATCAAAGTTTCCCACCATTTAATTTAGATATCACACAAAATACTGGATATGGTTGTTTTTCATTTAAAAAAATACAAAATGAAGAATTGAAATTTACTGACCATTCCAATTCTGATGGTATAAATTTTAATAAATTGGATGATTTTAATTTTGAAAATGTATCATTCATAAAATTAGATGTAGAATTTTTTGAAAACGAGATTCTTGAAGGAGCTTTAAATACATTATTACATAATAAACCAACAATTTTAATAGAATTATTTTTAATAACACCTATTTTAAATGTTTATCATGACGATTACGAAGCTGAATTAGTTAAAAATACTACTTTTTCATGTTTTTCTTTGTTGTCGATGTTAGGATATATTTGTTTTCCTATTTTTCCTGAAACTGGCGAGTTTCTATTCGTTCATAAATCCAAAACTAATCTTATTGAAAAAGCGAGTAAGCTAGTAAATGAATAAATAAAGAGATTATTTATTGTAAATTCTTCTCTTAGTTTTTAATCTTCTTTTTCGTCTTTTATTTTTTTTTGTCTTTTTTTTACCTCCATTTTTACCTCCATTTTTAACTTCATTTTTAACTTCATTTTTACCCATTATTCTTGCTATTCCATATTCTTTCGGCATTATGGATGCTAATTCTGAAAACCCAGGTGATTGATAAAACTCATTATATATTTCTCTCAACTTATCGTTTAATAATATTTGATAAACCATAATTTTATTATCAATTTCATTACTATCCTTTGGCGAAGTAGGTTCGCTTAGACCAATTTCATTTAGAAATACATTATAATTTGACAATATTCTTTGATGATCGGGAAAAAGTATTTTCTTTGTTTTCGGATTTACATACAATTCAATACCAACAGTTTTATACATATCCCCATATTTTTGTAAACAATTCGCAACATTCATGTGTGCGTTATCTAATTGATATTTATCCGCAAATGTATTCGATTTTAGAGCTAAATATTTTGCTAGCAAATATACGCAATCGCTGCTTGCTGTACTATCACTTGGTAAATTATTGGTACTATTTGGTGGGTTATTATTATTATCACATGGCGGACAATTATCTTTTATTTTATAACAATATGGATAAATTTCTACTGTTTTGTCATTCATATATTTAATAAATATTTTATAATTTTTTTAGTAAGAAATTTCCATATATATAAGTATAATTTCATTTAAAATTTTAACATTATTTATTATGAATTTCGGTGAACCTGCGACTAAACCAACATTAACTGAACCAGGTGTGAAATATTTTTTAAACCAAGCACTGAAACAATCTCATATCATTAGAGAGCAATTTCATAATACAATTTTTAATATAGGAATGTTTTTATTATTTTTGATTATTTTAGGGGCAATACTAGTTTACAAATATAAAGGAAAATTAACACCGGTTGAAATAGCTCAAAAAAATAAAGAAAAACAACAATATGTATTAGAAAAAATCAAAACTTTCCAGATTGCGAAACAACGGGCTCACCAAGAATTAATTACAGGATTGCCGCATTGGGAAAACGAATACATATCTCGATGATGATTATATCTCGATCATTATTATAGATAAGTTTTTGATATAAATTTAAATTATTAACCTATAATATATAATGTCAACAGAAGAAATAATTAGCGTAAAAGATGCTTTAAATGAATACTTTAGATTAAAAGAAAAATTCGAGGAGGGAATGAATGTAAATAAACGAAAAATAATTAATAATCCCAATCTTAGTAAAAGAGAGAAGCGGTCCGAGTATTTAAAATTAATGCCAAAATGTGTAAATTGTAGACGCCCATCTAAAAACGGGACTATATTTTCAATTACTTTTCATCCGTCAGATGAGAAAACAGATTCTTACAGAACTTTTAAATCAATGTGTGGTAATTTGGCTGACCCTTGTAATCTGAATATTGAAATAAATTTAGGTAATGTTGAATATTTAAATACTATGATTGAAAATATTAGAAATGAAATAAAGGAAGCCAAAAATACTATCATTAACGATAAAAATAAATTGTTATTTGGCTTAATGACCACTGAAACCGCTATAGAAAGTTTTGATACAAATAAATCTTATATAAATGATTTAACATCTATTTATGAAAGTTATTTGGATCAATGGAATAAAAAAATCGAAAACCCAGATAAGAAAATGGAATTAGACGATTCTCTCGTATTATTATATCAAAATATAGACAAAATTAAAGAATGTATTAAAAAAATGAATGAAAATAATAATACACAATTTGCTGTAGATGCTGCGAATATATATTATACCACTGTAGAACCTTTAATGAAAAAAATTAGACAACTTAAATATAGTGAAAACATGGTCTTTAATGATGACTCAAATGATACATGTAGATTGGTACAACGCCAAAATTCTATCCAAGACATGGCAGTTACTAGTGATAATGGTAAAGTAATCGCTTTTGATGTCGGTATTAAAGCTAAGATGGTACCAAAGAAAAAAGAAGCACTTGGAATAAAAGAATATGGAAAAGAAGAAGAACCTGGAATAAAAGAATTAACCATTAAAATAGAAGAACCAGGACAGCCTAAACCAATCGGATTAATTGAAAAGGACGAACCTATTATAGGTCAAGGAAAAGATGGAATAGCCTGGAATATTCCAGAATACCAAGAACTTTGGGATAGACTACCAGAAAAATTAAAGACGGAATTCAAATTAAACATCGATTGGATGAAAGAATTTATGCATAAATGTGTAAATGAGAGAAAAACCCGCGGACCTTCATGGAATGGATGCAAATTAACCACTCCACCAAATATTGTTATTCCGCCAAGAAAGATGGAAACTGGAGGTTATGATTTTGGTATATCTATTTATAATAAAGCATTTTCTAAATTGGCTCAACCAACTCAAGATCTTTATTTAACTTTTTATAAAGAAGACCCATCAACTAAGGTTAAAAATTATAAGATGTTAGAAGAAGCTATGAATGAATTAGTTCAAAAGGAAGTTGACTTTGGTAGAGGTTTTTTCTAATCTAATAATATATGATATTTAACTATATTTCGATCCCAGTTTTTCTAATAAGTTTTGTTATTGGCTTATTTTTTGTATATATGCTTGGTCCAGAAATGAAAACTGTTTATATTTATCCTAGTCCAGAAAATGTAAATAAAGTATTATTTAAGGATAAAGCTGATAATTGTTTTTCATTCAATCAAGAAATAGTAGATTGTCCTGAAGATGAAAATTTAATATCAAAAATACCTATACAAGTTTAGAATATTTATAACATGTTAATATAAATGGGAATAAATTTTGGGAAATTCATACATACGGAAAATGGCAGAATAATTATGTCTATTCTACTTGGATTTGGTCTGGCCTCTTTATTTAGGACAATATGTAAAGACAAAGATTGTCTAATTTTTCATGCTCCTCCTTTAGATGAATTTAAGGATAAAACTTATAAAATGGATGGAAAATGTGTTAAATATGTACCAGTAGCAACTAAATGTTCTTTAAATGCTAAGACAATTACATTTGAATAATTTCCACTTTTTGGAAAAGTGGAGCAAAACTTTTGTTGGTACAATTAAAAATGTATCTTTTAAGCAAAAGGATAGTGTTAAAAATGGGAGCTAGGATGGAAAACTTTGTTTTGGTTCCACCTTTCGTAAAGGTGGATATTTGCGTAATTATTGTAATCAATCATTCTTTACAATAATTATGAGCGATTCAACAAGTATTTTAGATTTACCAACTGATCCTGTTGGTGGAGGAACTGTTGCTGGCAATATATCTTTAACAGCACAAGAATCAATTAAACAACCCATTCAGCAACCTCAGCAAGCCGGCCAGGGAATGGCTTTAGATCAAACAACTATAAATCAAATAGTCAATAGTTTACAGCAAGCCACATTAGCAGGTGCTACTCAATTACCATCGAGAGATATTCCTATGACAACATCAACTCATATCACCGATCCACAAATTATGCCGAATTATGTACCACCGCCACCCATACAGGATTATATTAAAAATCACGAACAAACTTCAGATATGATTAATAGTTATAATAAAGAACAACAAAGAAAGGGATCATTAGATGATATGTATAATGAAATCCAAACACCGCTGTTATTGGCTGTATTATACTTTTTATTTCAATTACCATTTTTCAAGCGATTTTTATATACATATATTCCATTTTTATTTTCCAATGATGGAAATTACAATATAAATGGGTTCCTTTTTACAAGTATTACATTCGGTATGTTATTTCATTTATTAATGAAAACTACGACTTATTTTGGAGCATTTTAAGGGTTCTTTCATTCTATATATAAAATTCGTTATAGTGTATTTTATGACATAATTTGTGATATTTATCTTGTTGAAACTTATCGTTTTCAATAGCAAGCATAGGGTATAATAATGCTCTGTTCCCTTCTTTGATAATTGTTTTATCAACTATAAACACAGAATCATCAAATCCAGCAAACTTATTGTAATACTTATCTAATAACGATTTTGCGAATTTTTTAGTAATTATATACATATGAGAACCTGACAAATATTCCGGATATTCATGATAATTAAATATTGAATTTAAAATAATTATTTTGTGTTTAACAGGATAGTTAGATATTATATCACGATCATCAATATTATATGGTATAATATAACCCAATAATAATATATCTAAATCTAGTATTTTAAAATCAGTAATAACTTTTTCAAATATTTTATTAAAGTGTTTATGAATTAGTATATCATCTTCGCAAATCACCGCGTATTCTTTGTTATTATAGTAATAAAAATCATGTATAATATCCAGATGTCCGTATGTCATTGACCATTGTCTTATATTAAATCTATTTTTGGAATATTTAAGACGATTATCAGTATGTTTAACCCCATGATAAAATTTACATTCAATATCTAGGTTTTTAAATCTATTTTCCATACTTTGTTTTTTCTCTTCATCGTTGAATGATAAACAATAAAATTGACAATTAGAAATTGTTGACATATTTATATTTTATATTTTATATTATATATCTTTATTATTATATATTTACTATATTTACTATATTTGTTCGTTTTATTATTTGAAATCAATTTACTTATAATTATATGATTGATGAATATGTTAATAAATTTATTGACAATTTACCAGAAACATCCAGAAAATTTCAAAGAATTGATGTAGTTTTAGACGGAGGATTATTTAACGGAAGTTATTTAGTTGGAGCGCTTTATTTTTTAAAAGAAATGGAGAGAAGGGAATATATTAAAATCGATAGAATATCTGGATGTAGCATTGGTTCAGTTGTATCTTTTTTATATTTTATTGATGCGTTGGATGTAATGCCTAAATTGTATGAAATAATTAATCATGACTTTAAAAATAATTTTAATTTAAATTCAATTAAAATGTTAAAAACATATTTAAAAGAAAGAATTCCTGATGATATATGTTGTAAGGTCAATGGTAAATTATTTATTTGTTATCATAACATAAAAAAATGTAAAAAGGTAGTGAAATCTACATATAAAAATATAGATGAAATAATAGAAACAATAATTAAATCTTGTTATATTCCATTATTAATTGATAACAATATATTATATAAAAATAAATATATTGATGGTGTGAATGCTTTTATTTTTAAAAAAGAAAATAATAAAAAAGTGTTACACATGGAACTACTCGGTTATGATAAATTTTGTTATGCTTTGAATATCAAGAATGAAAAAACAAATTTTCATAGAATTTTATCAGGATTATTAGATATACATAGTTTTTATATAAAAAATTCAAAAACTACTATGTGCAGTTATGTTGACGATTGGAATATAATTCATAAATGTAATCATAATATTAAGTTAGTTTTTGAAATAATAATTGTATATATAATATATTCAATAAATTATATAAAAAAATATATACCAGATGACATTAAAAATACTTTAATTGTTAAAATAATTTCAAAAATAAGTTTTGATATATTTAGTATTATTTTAGAAAGTTATTGTTTATAAGTTTATAAGTTTATAAGTTTAAAATTACATTTATTTGTAATAGAATAATATAATATGGATGGTATTGATATTACTGATTCAGCATTTGCCTTAGATGTCCCTGGTGTTGACGGTACAGTTATTAGTGGTGGATCCAACTCAACATATTATAGTATATTTATCTATATTGGCGTCGCTATATTAGCTGCGATGATTGGTATGTTTATCTATAAATTTTACCAAAATAAGAAGAATAAACAAGAAGAAGATTGTTCCGGAGGGTTCTGTACGATGGGAAATGCGGATAATACATAAAAAGGTGTAAACATTTAATAAATTGACTTTTTATTCTTTCGACTTTTTTTACTATAGAAATCAAAAATCCCAGTTTTTTTAATTACTTTCTTATTTCTTTTCTTTACAGTATTATTTTTAATTTTGTTAGCTTCCTTTTCGGTTTTTATATCATCTGGTTTATAATTTAAAAACCATTCTTCAAACATTTTCTTATTATTACTTTTTTTAAACTCCTTATATTTTGCGGCCTTTTCTGCTTTCATTTCTTCCACGGATTCTTGATGTCCGTAACATGTTATACTAAATCGCTTCAATAACCCTTTTTGTGATAATCTGTTTTTTTGTTGGACTTCAAATAAAAACTTCGACATACAAAGAATTCTATCAAGAAATTCATTATAATAAGCTTTGTTAGCATATATAAAAGCTAAATAAAAACTCAACATTGTGTCAATTGTGGCTACTTTTACTTTTTTACCTTTCATCATTAATATATTATAACTATGACACCCAATTGGTTTGTAAATAAATAATATAGAATCTTTACCAATACTTACTTCATAATGCTCTGGGACAATTTCTCCAACTGCTGGTTGTTTAATAATTTTTACATTTGTAATACCATTATCACTTAAGCGTTCTTTAATGACTTCTGCTGTTTGTTCTGGATCATTAGATAACACATCAAAATCAGCTACATTTTCAATCTTCTTTCTTAGATTAGCTGGCATATATTGTGAATAAAGAACATTTGCAAAACCACCAAAGAATACTACACCTTGATTGATTAATGTATTTTTAACTGTATCATAGATCTTATCTTCATTTACTTTATCTTCCATTTCGCGTTGAAAGTCTACATCATTACAATTAATATCAGTTATAGGATAATTTTTGTTCAGTAACGCCAATCTTTTTAATACCTTCTCCCATCTACTGATATCGCCAGCTGGCCTAGACAATTCAAGATACATAGACATTCTTAAAAAATTAGGAGGAGCGTACATTATCCCGCCAACACTCATAGCATCATCTTTAATAGCACTATAAATTTGCTTAGGTAAATATGTTATATCAGCGACTGCCATATAATTTACAAAAACCTTATATGTTCCATGATGTTGACCAGATTTTGCCTCGACATCAATAAATCCTTTCTTATAATAAATATCCGCTAATTCTTTTGCGTCCTTTAAAGCATTTTGAGAGAAGAAATCATAATCAGGGACTTCAACCTCTTTATTATAGAATTTATCTTCCTCAGGTAAAATATTATTAATGGCTGTTCCACCATAACAAATTAATTTCTTTCGTTTAATAAATTCTTCAACTATATCAATTATTTTCTGTACGTCTTCTGAATTGACAACACGCCTTCCCATTTTTTCTTCGGCTTTATCTACAGCCATACGCAAAATAGCTAGTTCACAATCTTCGAATGATAAATCTTTACACATATTTTTTTCTTTTGGCATTACTATATTAATAAGTTAAAAAAAAATATACTAAATAATATAAATATACTCGAGTTGTTATATTATTTGAAAATACTGGTTTTATATTATATCGTTTTAAGATCTTAGTTCGCTAGGTTTATCTAGTTCGATAGGTTTATCTTGTTCGGTAGCTCTCTCTCTCTCTCTCTCTCTCTCTCTAACTCCAACATCGCTAGGTTTAAGAGCAAACGCATAACCTGCTCTACCAAAAAATAAGATATCTTCTTTGAGATTTGTATCTGATAATGGATATCTCATAGCCACCATTTGACATCCACTGTCTCTGCATATCTTAGGTTCAGGATTATCTGGGTTAGCACCCTTATTGGGTACGACAATGGTCATGCCTGTTTTATTAAAATTTTTTAGCTCATCTACATCAGAATTGTTTTCAATTGCATCAAAATCATATTCCCTCATAAACATAGAATTACTAGTTAAATTAACATATTCAAGAAAATAATCATTTTCTAAAAATGCGGTATTTGTTTTATCAACAATTAATATAACTTTATTTTGAAGTGATAGTAAAGGAACTTCTCCTAAATTTTTCCCAACAGATTCATAACTATAATCTGGTCCTAGCATAATATCATTATTTGATTCGAAAATTTTAGCTAATTTTGAATACATTTTTTGATTATTGCTCTTAAATCTTAAGTGAATTAAAATAGGATCAGTTGGGTTCGGACAAGTACCACCTGAAAAAGCATAGTTTCGTATAGTATCCATGACTGTGACAAAATTAACTGAATTAAAAGTCTCTTTGACATGGTAATTATCTGTAGTACTTGTTGCGACAACTGGTTTATTATCAATGGAGTATACTTCAAAATCAAGACATCTAACTCCTTGCTTGATAATTGATTTGAGAACACAAATATCTACATAACCGCCGGAATATGAACCTCCACTACACGCATTGTAAGCTGTTTTAATATAATAATCAAATAATTTACCGCTACAATTACTATCATTGGATGTTATAGGTCTTAAATTACCGTCGACACTTGGATATAATGAATTCATATTACTACATTCATTCTTTTGAAGTCTGCTAATATGAATCATATCCCAAATATACCAGATTGCTATAATCATTGTAGCTACGATGATTGCGTATGAAATATAATTTTCAGGTATATTCGGAATAACAGTATAAATTATGTAATAAAATATATTATAAAGAATATACCAATTTAAAACGGTAAAAACAACTATTAAAACAATAAAAATGGTAACGACACATGCTATTATGACGTATGTTTTTATTGAATCATCTTTTTTTTCATTAGTGCTTAATTTCTCTTTTAATTTTTCTGATGACATTGTTAATATATAGTATTATTTTAAAAAATTGTTTACTTTTCATTGAAATATTTAGGGGAAATTATTACATTAAATTAAAAGGAATGATTGATGATTTACATGCTTGAATATTTTAAAAATTGTAGAAATTCGAAAGCATTTCACAAGGCTACTGCGTTTCGCGAATGTTTTCAGATAAATCGGATCAAATTGTCAATAAGAACATTATCATGACTTTTTGTTTCAATCTTCAAGGGTATACATATATTTCTCTAAATATATAGAAAATTAATTTCACATACATCAGTATATACAGAAAATTATTAGAAATAATTAAATTATATTATGACGAAATAAATAATTAAAAAATTAATATATAATATACTTAATATGGCTGGAGGATTGTTAAATCTTGTTGCACAAGGAAATACAAATATAATTTTAAATGGTAATCCATCAAAAACATTCTTTAAATGCACTTATAAAAAATATACAAATTATGGTCTTCAAAAATTTCGAATAGATTATGAAGGAACTCCCCAACTTAATTTAACGACTGAGAGCACATTTACGTTTAAGATAAAACGGTTCGCCGACCTTCTTATGGACTGTTATATATGTATAACCTTACCTAATATTTGGTCGCCAGTTATGCCACCACAAGCTTACACTAATCCGAATGGCACAACAAGTTATACAGATTGGTCGCCATATGAATTTCAATGGATAAAAAACTTAGGAGCACAAATCATAAGCAAAATTTCCATAAATTGTGGCAATCAACAGCTTCAACAATATTCCGGGCAATATATTTTGGCTTCCGCTCAGAGAGATTTTTCAGGAAGTAAGTTAGCACTGTTTAACGAAATGATAGGTAATGTTCCAGAACTAAACAATCCGGCAAATAGTCCGCCGCGCGTCAATGCTTACCCAAACGCATTCTATACAACTAGTCCTGCAGGAGCACAGCCATCTATTATGGGACGTACATTATGGATCCCGATTGGTTCATGGTTTAGTCTTCTCTCGACGCAAGCTTTTCCATTAGTTGCTCTTCAATATAACGAGTTATGGATTAATGTAACATTTAGACCTATTAATGAATGGTTTACAATAAGAGATGTAATGGATTATACAAATAACTATCCAGTTGTAGCACCTAATTTTAATCAATATTATATGCAGTTCTTTAGATTTTTACAAACACCTCCTGATGAAGAATTAGGTCCAGCATCTTATTTAGATACAAGAACCAATTGGTTTGCTGATATTAATTTGAATTGTACTTATTGTTTTCTCTCGGATGACGAAGCGACCATATTTGCGAAAAATGAACAAAAATATTTAATAAAACAAATTTATGAAACACCTTTTTATAATGTAACTGGACCAAATAAAATCGATTTAGATTCAATGGGTATGGTAATAAGTTGGATGTTTTATTTCCAAAGAAGCGATGCGAATCTGAGAAATCAATGGTCGAATTACACAAATTGGCCTTATGAATATATGCCTCAAGATATAAGTCCAGCACCAACAGATGGTGATTATCCTAATCCAGATCCAACTGGACCTCGAGTATTAGGTCCTGGTTTAAATCCAGATGGCTTATCGTCAGGATTATATATAACAGGAGTGTATAATCCTCAAAATATTAAATCAATTTTAATTGCGATGGGTATATTATTAGACGGTCAATATAGAGAGAATATTTTACCAGCAGGTGTTTATAATTTTGTAGAGAAATATGTAAGAACTGCGGGATTCGCTCCACCAGGATTATATTGTTATAATTTTTGTTTAAATACAGATCCTTTGATATACCAGCCATCGGGTGCGATGAATATGAGTAGATTCACTAATATACAGCTCGAATTTACAACTATTACCCCTCCGGCCGATCCTTACGCACAGGTCTTAACAATTTGTGACCCAAATACTGGCGATATAATCGGTATCAATAAGCCAACTTGGAGAATTTATGATTATAATTTTAATATGTATTTAATGGAAGAAAGAGTGAATATGGTTATATTTGTTGGCGGTAATGCTGGGTTGTTGTATGCTACTTAATAGTTACATCGGGTGATTTATATCTTTATAGATTGATTCTATAACCAAAAAATATAATAAAAAAATATCTAATATATTTTTATTATAATTTGTAAATAGATTTTATTTCAAATATGAAATGTTAAAGCATAAAATTATGTTATATTATTTAATATTGGTATTTATTTAATATTGGTATTTTGTTTCTATCAATTTTAATCAATAATGGTTCTCTATCCATCTGAGATATCCAAAATATATATTTTTCTAGATGTATTGTAAATCCTATACAAAATTCAATTGGCAAGTCACCAAATTTAAATGGATCACTATACATAATAGGCAGTAAAGTTTCTTTACTAATTAAAACAATAGAATGATAATAAATTGGAGGAACAAAACGAATACCAGAATGAATACAATAATGAACTAATCCAATAAGTGTTTTATCATCATTCTCAATAAAATTGGTTGACCCTCTAAATCTATTAGTGATTTCGCCGGTAATTTCTTTTTCTAAGAATATTTGGAAATCATTATTTTCATCAACATAACCAACTTGATAAGGCGACCATTTATAAATAAACAATTGTTTTTCATCATTATTATATTGAATTGGACACCAATTTTTTTCACATCTAGAATCCCAAAGCATATTAACAATTTTACAATTAGAAAATGTATTATTATTAAAATCTCCAATAATCATTCTATTTTTACCAATTGGTATATAATTTATATTTGTTGCTATAAATCTTACTTTTTCATTTTGATAATACAATCTTATGTCTTCTAATCCAATAGAATATGAATTGATATTATTAGTTAAATTAGACTCATCTACATTAGTAATATTAAATGAAATCGGTCTAAAATCAGAATATAATTGTGAGCTGATATTGAAAGTTTTAATTCGTCTTGAATCATTAAAAAAATTACATTCCCAATCATCTCTATAAAAATAATTAACATATCTTGTATTAATAATATGAGTATCATTTAAAGTATCATATACATATGAAGCAGAAGAAGGAAAAAAACAATCATCGGATACAATTTGAGGATAATCATAAACAATAACTTCGTCAGACAAATTTTTAATTTTTAAAATAAACAAATTAGTAGGAATATCAATAATAGAATCATTATGATCACCTACATACCATGTAGGATTAAAATTTTTCACTGATTCTAACCAAGCCCAATAATTAACTTCCCATAAAAGTAATTTTGTTTCTGTTAAAAATTCACCAAAATTATTAAAACTCAAATTATAGAAATTAATTAAATTGTCTTTATCTCCTATAAAAAATCCTCCACAAAATCGCCAACAAATTTTTTCTTTAATAAAATTTATATTATGTACTTTCCAATCCCAACAACCAGGTATGGCTAAAAAGGAATCAATGTAATTATGTTGTGAAATATTTTTAAATTTTTGAACGGTATTAGTAATATCTTTAAAAATATAAGGTATACTAAAATCAAACCAACAAAAATATTTAGTTGAAAAAGGGTTAATATCAATTGCTTCTTTTACAAAATCAATTTTAGAATTCATTAGATAGATGTAATCTTCAGTATCTTTAATATGACTCCTTTTCTCAGGTAGTTGACATAAATCAATTTCTGAAGAGAAGTTAGCCCTCGAAAATTTTAATTGTGATTTTAAATATACATTAACTAATTTAACATTTTCATATTTATTCTCAATTTCTTGAAATATTTCTTTAAATTCTGGAGTTGTAAATATACAAATATTTATTCCAGTATCAACTAATTTTAAAAATAACTCTAACCGTTTTTCAAACGTCTTAGTCATGTCATAATCATCATCATATATTTTAAAATAAGATGTTACAAATGTTACAGTATTTTTTGTCATAATATTTATTATATAAATATTTTTAAATCTTAATATAATAAATTTAATATTTCAATAAACTTTCAATATAATCTTTAGCGTAAACACCTATTCGCGTTGTTCTATCCCAAGTACTATAATTCATTAATACTCTTTCGTGTTCTACAACTATACTTAAACAATATTCAATTGGTTCTCCTTCAAATTTAAACGGTGCTGAATAACGCAATAAATTCATATTAGAATCAAATACTGTTATTATATGATAATAATGTCTTGGCGATTCATATGAAACAATATGATTAACAAACCATATTTCAGTTTCACAAATATCAATTGTAATATTTCCATTATTATTCTCTCCGATTTTTTTGTTATAAATATATCCACATGTAGAACCTCTTACCCGAGTGAATATATTTGGCATAGGCTTCGTTTCAACTATATTTAATATATTATTGTCTAATTTACAAATTTTTAAAGGATGCCAATCATAAATAATATGTAATTCGTTATTGTAGTCAACAAATACCCAATTTTTTTCACAACTACTATTATTAAAATGTTGTATTAATTCATTTCCATTCAATTTGCCGTTATCTATATCATATAACCCTGAAACTATTCCTATTTTATTATTAGAATGATAACCGGTTCCAATAAATAATAAATTGTCTTTATTATCATGATAAATTTTGATATCTTCAACTCCAATATATAATCTACCATCGTACTTTGTATCAAACCATTTCTCTTCCACAACCTTAAAATTGTTATCAAATTCAACAAACTTATTCACTGTTATTATATGATTTTCACAATTTTTATAGCAACCACTCGATTCAATATAATAATTAACATATCTTATATTACATAAATAACCATCTTGATTAGGATTTTTAATTAAACAACTAGAAGAAGAATTAAATTTAGTGTTTTCTCCATTAATAAGTAAATTAGTTGAATGATCTATATTATATGCTGATTTTTTTTGTAAAACATGTTTATAAAATTTCATATTGGATAATAAATTACTAATTTCTGATCCATTTGATTTATTAAATACAGTTACAATCTGACTATCAATGTTTTTTATACCACAATAAGCAGCAAATATGGTATACTCATAATCTATTAAATATGTATACACATCATTATGTAAAAATAAATAACTCTCTCTATTATGATTTTTACTCAGTATATCCTTCGCTACATTATAAAAAATCATACATAATTTATGTTTGGAATCGTATCTATAATGTTTAATAATTTCATATATTGCTTCTAAACGATTAGGATAATAATCATAACCTTGTAACCAATAATGTAACGCATCAGCAAACTTATGTAAACTATGATAGCATTTACCAATTCTATAGTAACTATACCATACTTCTTCTTGCCATCCTCCAAATTCAATTCGTTTTAGATAAGCAGGGATAGCCTCTTCAAATTTTCCAGCATCATGATAACTATTCCCTAAATAAAAATAATAACGTGCAGAATTATGTGGTTCATCTTGAATACCTTGTAAAAGTAATCTAATGTCTCTTTCAAATTTATCACTTTTAGAACCTCCGTCACCAATGTCCCGAATGAATATATCGTTTTTACTCAAATTAACTTTAATCTCATTTTGCGGCGTGTCAATATATTCATGTGTAACACCAACATATTTATACAAACCATTATTTTTAATAATTCTTAAATTTTGATAATAAAAAGAGTCATTTCCTTGAAGAATATTAAAACTATCTGCTAACTTTAAATTCTTCTTATCAAAATGGTTAATTTCAAGCTTCATGTCAGCATCAAGTAGTAATATATAATCAGATAATCCAATACATGCTTGCAAGGCAAAATTTCTGTTATGACAAAAATTTTTAAATGGCTCTTGTACGATTTTACCAGGCTTTCCTTTTTCTCTAAAATAATCTTCTATTAATTGAATAGTATTATCTGTTGACCCTGTATCACAAATACAGTAAGAATCAATGATGGATATGACTGAATCAAATAATCTTGTAATAATTCGACTTTCATTTTTAACAATCATATTTAAGCAGAGAGTAGGGGGGTTTTCAATAAGCTCCATTTTACTTAGTTAGTAACAAGTATTTAAATTAAAATATATGAAATATTATAAAAATATATTATATAATTATAATATGGCTTTCACAAGATTTAAATATGATAATTGTAGAACAAAAAAATCATTACAACAATCTACAGACCCCGGTAGATGGATATTAAATGTTCCAGGTAATGGAGATAAACCTTGTTATATGGAAGATCCACAAATTATTCCGCAAAAATGGGGCGCAAACTTGAGAACCAATGTTATTAATTTAGAAAGCGATTTAAGAGGTGTAAACAGACATTTAAGCAGAGATTGTTTAGGAAAAGATGAATATCAAAAATACAATGTCCCGAATGAAGCTATTCGTTATCCCACTTGTTCAACATTAACAACTGAACAATCTAGAGCTACAAACCCAGCATGGTGGTACAGAGATTTAGCTCAAACAGATAGATCATATCCTTTTTTGAATCCACAGGTGAATGTTGCGATTCCTTTTCAAAACAATTTGAGTACAAGGATTTTAGAAAAAGATTACTTCACACCAAAGAGGGATTGTGTTTTAGATGAGACAAAAAATATGTTGCCTACAAGTTATAATCTAATTAGAGGTGGTTATGTAGGCGGTTCAACTACATATGATGAAATGAATTCATCAGAAAATATTACACAAATTTAAAAGTTTGTATTTTGTATCTTTTAGATTATTATATATGAATTAAAATATAATACTCTATATATATAAATATGGAAATAGCTGTCCCATTAATAGCATTAGGTGGTATGTATGTCATATCAAATCAAAAAAATGAAGATTGCACTAAAAAAGAAATCAGAAAATCAACTCAAGAAAATTTTGTAAATATGGGAACTAGAACAAATTTAGCCACAAAACAAAGCGAAGTTCATGGTAATTATTTACCAAACACAAATATTCCTCCACAAAATTATCCTGTATCAAATATAAATCAATTAGTCGATACAGTTGAAAATTATCCAAATCCAAATACAGCAACAGATAAGTATTTTAATCAAAATTTATATCAACAAAAAGAGAGACAAGGCATATCAGTGGGTCAAAATCCACAACAAATATATTCTCTCACAGGCAACTATTTAGATTCCGATCAGTTTAAACATAACAACATGATTCCTTTTAATGGTGGTAAAGTTAAAGGCAGAGCATATGACATTAATATTGCTGAAACTGTTTTAGATAATATGATGGGTTCTGGGTCTCAAACAATAAAGAAAATAGAACAAGCACCTCTCTTTAAACCTGAGGAGAATATGCAGTGGGCGTATGGTATGCCTAACCAGAGTGATTTTTATCAATCACGCGTCAATCCAGGAATGAAAAATAATAATGTTAAACCATTTGATACTATAATGGTGGGTCCTGGTTTAGACAAAGGATATAGTATGAATGGTTCTAATGGATACAATTCTGGTATGGAAGCTAGAGATAAATGGTTACCAAAAACAGTAGACGAATTGCGTGTTGATACAAATCCTAAATTGGAATATCAATTATTAGGTCATGAAGGTCCAGCTGATTCCTTCATTAAAACCGCAGCAACAACTCAGATGTTAGGGCGTGTTGAAAAACAAAGACCCGACACATTTTTTATTAATACTCAAGACCGATGGTTAACAACTACTGGCGCATCTAAAGGTGAAACTTTACGACCCATCCAGGAGATGGGTATTGTAAGAAGAAACGACATTCCTGTTGATTATATGGGTCCAGCCGGCGCAATAGATGTAAAAGCTACAACGGCTCCTCAAAATTATGAACCATCTAAACGACATGAAGTATTGGCAGGTGGAGTCAATCATTCTACCGCAGTTGGTAGAGGAGACCATATGGATAAAGAAGCGTGTTTACGAAGTCATACTAATTATGAAAATCATCGTTCAACCATTAAGCAACCCGACACAATGAGAAGTGGTTTTGGTGGTGCTATTGGTGCTGTAATTGCTCCATTAATGGATATTTTAAGGCCAACCAGAAAAGATGAAACGATTAATAGTGTGAGAGTTTATGGTGAAGGCGCTAGTTCAGTTTCCAAAGGTCCAGTCTATAATCCTCAAGATACTACACCAACAACCGTCAAAGAAACTACTCTTTACGCACCGACATTTAATATTAACAATCAAAAAGATGGTATTTATGTTAACAATTATACAGCTCCAGATCTAACACAAAGAGACACTACAAGTTGCGAATATTATACTGCTGCTGGAGGATATGCGACTGGTTATGGTGATATGAATTATGACGCAGCATATAGACAACATAATAATGACATAAAATCGCAAACAATAATCAATAGACCAAACCCAGGAGGAACTCAAATATTCAATCAACAAATGAATATTCACTGTCGAGATGATTGTGATAGATTTGCTGGAAGAGTTAACCCTGCTCATTCAAAATTAGCATCACTTCCACCAAGTATAAAAACATATGGAGCTATCCATGTTCCTCAGCATAATAATCAATCCATTGAATATGATCGCATAGATGGTAACATTTTAAGTGCTTTTAAGTCAAATCCTTATACTCATTCATTAACTAGTTCTGTGTAAAATTTAATTTATATTTCTCTATAATTATTTATTACTTATAGAGAAATATGTAAATATTATGGATGTAAAATATACAAAATTCATAGCTAATAAAACTAAATAAATTAATACGTTATATTTATATATAAAAACACGTTGTAAATTATAGTAACTCAATGCCATTAAACATTCATCAAAATATAAAAGAAAAATTAGATTATTTTCACGAAATCCATAAGATACCAAATATCATATTCCATGGACCAAGTGGTAGCGGAAAACGCTCAATTGTGAATGATTTCATCCATAAAATTTATAATAATGATAGAGATAGAATAAAATCATTTGTTATGTATGTTAATTGTTCGCATGGCAAAGGAATTAAATTCATCAGAGAAGAACTAAAATTTTTCGCAAAAACACATATAAACTGTAATGGAGGCAATAACTTTAAAAGTATTGTGTTATTAAATGCTGATAAGCTAACAATGGACGCTCAATCCGCTCTGCGCAGGTGTATTGAATTATTTAGCCATAATACTCGTTTTTTTATTGTTGCTGAAGATAAATATAGTTTAATGAAACCAATCATATCTCGATTTTGCGAAATTTATGTGCCTGAACCAGTGGTTAATGGCCAAACTGTAAACTTATATAAATATAACTTGAACGAAGTGTTCAATATGAAAGATATAAAAACACAAAAATATTATGCTTTATCTAAAGAGTTGATAAAAGTTAACAACAAAATAACCATACATGATTTAATGATATTATGTACGAAGTTTTATGAGAAAGGATATAGTGGTTTAGATATTTTAACACTATTAGAGAATCCAAAATTCCTGGAAAATATAATTTCTATTGACAAGCGATATGAATTATTAGTTTGTTTTAATCGGGTAAGGAGAGATTTTAGGAGTGAAAAATTATTAATTTTGTTTATATTGAATTTTATATTTTTAAGTTCAGAATTATGTTTAGAAAATATAAGTTTTATGTAAATGGATGACTTTAATGTTAGCGCGCTTCATGAGTCTAAAAATGAATGGGGAGCTAGATTAGTTACAATATTAACTCCTTTAATCATCGACGGATACAAATCAATTCTTGAAGAATCGATCAAATTATGCAGGGACAATAATGAAATGGATAAATATTTGATGACATTTCAGAATTTAATCTCTCGAATTCCCAAATGGAATCAACAAATAATTGAAAATGAGAGAAAAAGAATTTGCGAAAAATCTGGCTGTAATTATTTAGAAGATTTAGTAACATGTGTCCATATTATTCAACTTAAAGTTTTAACCACGATGAGGGTCGGACAAAAACAAAAAAAGATCGACATTAATATACCAAAATTAGATGATTTTATTCATAAAGTTTACATTACAGTAGCTAGAAAAATATATAAAAATGTATATCTATTTCAAATTGGTATTGAACCATTAATCATTCAGAAAAATTACAGAGAATTAGAAATTATCGTTCAAGAATGTATATTGAATACATTAAGAGAAAGTATTCCAGTTGAAGCTATTTTGAAAGCTTATATGGATGAAACTGT